AGAACCATCCAAAGTTGGAACGCACGCATTCACACTTTCTGAAGCCTGTCCGTCGAAAAACTCAAAAGTATAATCGACAGATATCGACCCAGCAACATATGCCGCAGTTGGTGCAATTTCCGTGGAAACGCACATCATAAAGGGCACTGACTCACACAATCCACCAGGATTGCTACGATTGTCGACATAAAAGTTCTTCTGTGGAAGAGTGGCAAGTGAGACAGGCATGTTGACATTACCAACTGCAAAGGGAGTGAACTTCCTTGCACCTGGTGTCGCACCTTGAGCAGCAAAATCAATTGCAGTAATCGACACATTGCCCCAATTCGTAAAAAACAGAAAAGAACCAATCGCCGTGGAGGAACACGCAGAAGTGTACATCACACTTATCTTCAAAGGACGGTACAAATAATGTAACCGAGCCATCTTTGAGATACGAGTTTTCGCCCACAAAGCTGGATTACATGGTAAAACCATGTTCAGTTTTGGGTTACTCCCCACGGACGCACTTCCGATAGAGATGGGACCGATCTCTTCATGACCAGAAACAATCATACCGTTCACTGTCTTCGCGACTCGAGAAATACCACGAGCAATCGGGATATTTCGGGCCACAGAAGTTGGAACTGGTTGACTGCCACCACCACCTCCACCACCACGACGCAATCGACGAACCTTCGCCTTCAGCTGCTTCCGAACAGGCTTGTTGGCATCTTTGACCTTCTGCAAAGCCTTAACAAGGTCAACACGAGGTCCAACAATCTTACGTCGAACAAAGGCCAAAGCATTACGAATTCGACCCTTCGGCATGGTCTTCACACAAAGCAGCAATGCTTTGTTCCACAACCCACCCACCCAGGAGACCGCAATTCAGAAAGACATTCGTTGAACCAAAGCAAGATCAAAAGGAACCTTCAACAGATCAGCTATCTGACGAAGACGATCAATTTGATCATCTGTCATCTTAGTAAAACAAACTTCCTTCATCAATCCATCAAAGGATTCAAGAAGAGTGTCTTTCTGATTCAGTAAAGCGAACCGATCCCACATATGCTCAAAGTGGACAGATGGAACATAATAGCCACATTTCAGCAAACGAAAGCTGAAACCAAGAAACTCACACTCAGTCAAAGGCAAGAGTTTCGTGGGTTTAAGTTCCAAACCAACTTTGGCATACATCTCCGGACACAGTCGGAGCAAATACTCACGACCCAGTTCAGTAACGTACCCAATGATAAAATCATCACCAAGCACACGAAAAATGAGAGCTTCAACAAACTGCAAAGGAGATTTAAACATTCCACTAGACCATCCAACATACGCCTGATAGAACAAATTCATAAAGAATTGTCCTGAGAGGTCATTGGACTTCCAGAAGCAACGCCATGCAAATGACGAACAAGTTCTCCCCATGGATATAAGCACCAACACTGAAATTCGTGCTTATAGAAATTCTTCACAAGCTGGGGCGGAAGATGAAACTTCCGAACTTTCCAATCTACAATGTGTTGACGAACAACATCTGACACACTTCGATCCCAACCGGAAAAATCTCCGGGAAAACATTCATCTCCTAAAATACGAGCCAGTCTGTTGACTCTACCATCATTCTTCCCGAAACCGAACATCAACGGAGAATTGGTCCAATCAAAAAGCTTGGCGATCCATCCCATCAACATAGCACCAAACAGATAGTGATGCAATGGAGCGTTTGCACAAGTTCGTGGCTTCTCCTTCTTTCGAAGTTCCACAGGTTCAACCTTTGGAAACACCATAAACTTCACACTCAGGTTAGGATCGCCAGCAGCTTCACGTCGAACATACTCCAACACCAGTGGCATGTGGGTATCATAAACCTTGTCCTTTTCGGAACAAAGATCACACCAAGGATGCCCAGGAGCTGTGTCCCAAATAGGAACAGAATGACTAACACAGCCCCACTTTGAAAACCAAAGATCCAAGCAAGCAAGAGCAAACTCAACCCCACGAGGATCAAAACACACATTCAAAGGCTCAAGATACTTCCTCTCACTACATTCAATACTCTCCTGAGTAAGAGTTGGAACAACCAAACTATACACTGGGAGACGGAGGAATGGTCTCTTGAACTGGGCGATTGGAACCACGACCCTTTCCTCTCGGAACCGCTTCGTGTTTGGGACCGCCAGAAACGAC